AATGCCATCGGCTACAGCAGCGGTAACGAGTGGAGAATACTTGAAATGTGTGAGGAGGATGAAAAGCTGAAACTACCTTTGGTAGTAGCAGGCCAGAGACGTTCCGTCAACTTTGTGACCGAGAACGGTCTATACAATATCCTTGCTCAGAGCCGTATGGAGATTGCAAGATCCTGGAGACGTGTGGTTCATGATGAGCTTATCAACATGCGAAAGGAAAAGGGTAGAAACATCGCTGAGCAGTTTGAAGAGTGGGATCACGCTATGGATAACATTTACTTCGATGAGGAAACCGGTCAGCTTATGCAGTCGGTCACAGTTCCTGGTGGAGATGTGATCCAGATTCCTTATGAGAAGGAAGAAGAGTAATTAAAAACGTGGGCTATGCCGGACTAAGGAGCATAATAATCCAGATTGGTGGGGATCTGGATATTTTGAAAGGAGAACATGATGATCTTATATGTGGTTCATGGAAATACCTATTATGATGGATGCGGATATATAGAAAATATATTTGGTATCTATACGGAAAAATACGCAGCGGAAGCAGCTAAAGATCTAAGAATTAAAGAACTTTACGAAAAAGAAATCGCAAGGGGGCAGATGTCCATCGTTGAGAATGTGTCCGATATCGAAGTGAATATTTTGGAAATCGAAGCTGAAAAACTTGTAAATATCGAACTGGGAGGGTATTGCGAATGAGCATTAAATTAGAGCATGTAGTTCTGGCAAGTCCAGAGCAGATGGAGTTTATTATTGAGGGTATGCGTAATCCAATGAATTCGTGGAATAAAACTGATAGTTTCAATGGGTGTGAAACATATAAAGGTATAAGCAAATGTTTAGATTGCGATGGAATTCGTGAGTGTGGAGCTGTCAACAAATATTTAATAGTTGGCGAAAACGATCACTCCCTCATGCAACGTTTATCCAATGCTGGTACAGATCATAGAAAATTTATGAGAATGTTGCCGGCGTACGTGAGGATCACAGCGCCGTTATATTGGTGGAAAGAATTTGATACTTACAAAGTCGGAACTGTTGCCAACAGCTGTAGTACCATGCATAAAATCCAGGCTAAGGAATTTACAATGGATGATTTCAGTTGTGAGCATCTCGATATCCGCACCAAAGCATTACTGGAAGAAACAATAAAGGCATTAAACGATTATCGAAAATTATATATTGAATATAACGCAGATGATTTTGAGATTAAAGGGTGCCCGAGCAAGAAAAATATTTGGTGGCAGATGATTCAGCTTCTCCCGAGCAGCTATAATCAGACTCGTAATGTTATGATGAATTATGAAGTTCTGGCAAATATTTATAAGAGCCGTCGAGGACATAAGCTGGATGAGTGGTGTGATTTCTGTAAGTGGATCGAGACACTGCCATATTCTGAGATTATTATGTCTTCATCCGGTTTAGATCTCAATTCAATTAACGCATTACAGGGAGCGGCTAGAAATAGTAGCAAGGGTTATATCCATAAAAGAAAAACGGAGGATTGAACAGTGAAGAGGATGGTTAAAGTAAAAGATATTTTACCGCTTGTAAAGTGGAACGATGTTCGACTCGTGTTGGGTGAAGAGGATGAAATTTGTTTACTCAGAAAAGAGTTTATCACCGAGACCCTTTCTGACAAGATTTTAGAAATGACGGTTACCGGAATTGAGAACGATGAAGCCATTTTAGATACGGTCAATATCTATGTGTTCGGTTATAAAACGGAGGATTAAATTTATGCATTTTACAGTTATTCAGATTATTATCATGTTTCTTATCGCCTATGTGTGCTTTTACGCTTTAGTTGATCGCATTATGAAGTGTATTGAGCATTGTGCTACAGCCAAAGCATACGGACGGTTCAGAGAAGCCGGAGTAATGATAAAAATGGATGATGTAGCAGCTGGCATCGCGAAGTCAAAAGAGGAGAAAGAGAATGTTGAGAAACGATTTAATTAAGAATAAGATATACGGAATCATATTCATCATACTTGGAGCGTTGACAATCCCGATTGAATGGGATGCAACGTTCTTTTTATTTACCTTGATGTTGGGCATTTTATTATTTGTATCGAGAGAAAATTGCATTATGAATTAAGGAGGCGGCTATATGAGCCGGGCTGAAAGGAGAAGGGCACAGAAGTGCGAGCAGAAAGCTAAGACTGCTACATACAATCTGACAAGAGCTCAATTAGATGCCCTGGTTCGAGAAAAGATATCTGGTGAACTGGATAGAGTTAAGCAGGAGGCTACGAATGATGCTATCAATCAGGCGATGATCCTTCTGCTTACTCTGCCGCTTGAAGTGTTGATGGATCACTATTGGACGAAGACATATGCAAAGCGGATTCCGGAGTTTACAGAGCATGTTCTCGAATATTATGAAAAGTGGCAAAACGATGAGTTAGACATGGACAAGCTCAAAGAAGATCTTTGGATATATGGTGGAGTGCGATTAGAAGAAGTGGAGGGTAAGTAAATGGAATATTTAATTTTAGGAATTATCATTTTGGCAGCTATTCTTGTTTTAGGCGGATATATTGTTTTATCTGTTATGAATGCTGCAATGTGGATGGACGATTCTATGAGATGGGGAGGTAGAGATGACAGCTAAGGATGACAGAAAAAATGCAGAGGGTTACAATGATCCGACAGCTTATAACGCGATTAAGAACGTGGAGCAGGAACAGGACAAGGACGATGTGAGGTTTCATCAGTTACTGAACACTCTGTTTTCACTTTGTGAATTGGCAGATTTCCATATCGAGGGACGAGTTGTGCTGAAGGATAAAAGAACGGGAAAGGTTTGGAGGTAGGCGAGATGATGACTATGGAAGAATTACAGAAAGCTTGTGAAGCCTTAGCGAAGGCGTGGAACGAAGTTTTGGAGCCGATGGAAAAAGCTGTGGAGGCACTGAACAAGTTCTTCAAACTGTACTATGAAAACGAGAAGTCTCGTAAAATTCGCACCGGTCGGAAGTCCAAATCTGTAAAGTGTGTGCCAGATTCTAAGATGTCTACATACAATTATAAGCCTGTTGTGAAGCGTAATTTGCCCTATCAGAGACGAAATTTCTGACTGATTTCAGCTAATCTAGGTTAAAAATCTTTGTAGTAGCAGGTCATTTTTCTGCCCACTTTTGGGTTTTAGGATTTGACCAAAGCCAGGATATTTTTGACCAGAACTGAAAAATTGGTGTCGATTTGGAGAAAATTTACGAATTTTGGTCAAATTTCTGGCCATTTGCCCGGTTTTGCCCACTTTCAAAAACCCGGATTTGACCAGTAAAAACCCAGTATTTATGCGGGTTTGCGGGCTTTCTGCCCACTTTCCCACTTTTAATACTAAACTATTATGATAGAAAGTTTAAAAATATATAGTAATAGGCGAATAAAAGTGGGTTTTTGACCAGAAGCAAGAAAGAGGTGATTTTATGACTTACGATAAGAAATTGGTCGAGGATTGGTTGTGCGAACATTTTCCGTATCATTTACGAGTGAATAAAGATATTCCGAATGGTGCACATGTGACGATGAAAAATGAAATCGCCATATCACAAGAATGGCTATGGGTTGATAATCCGCCGTATCAATCTTTTGAAGATGTGATGTTCGGTTATACCATTCCTAGGGATTTTTATTCAGGTGCCGGAGCTTCGTATTGTGGATATCCATTTGGTGGATTGTATCCGATAGGAGGTTTGCCGTGAATGTAAAGAGAAAGGTAACATGGAAAGATATTTTCAATAATTTCAAATCGGTGTATCCGCGGTTATCGAAAGAAGCCCAGGATTACCGTCCGTACAACTACATGAGCATTGTCGTATATTTGGAAGATGGAACCAAGGTTATTTACGATGATATGGCAAAGCGTGCTAAGATGCTTGTGGCATAGGATCCTGCTACAGAATCCACTTTCCATTTTGTGTGCTTCATGCTATACTATAAGAGCCACACAATCTAATAATGAAATCGCGTTCGATGGAATAACTTTGGTAAAAAGTGTATTCTCTTTTACTCGTACCCTTGAACGGCGAAGAGGATTGTGTGGCAACAATAAGAGATGCGCTTTTTCGGTGCGTCTCTCAAATTGGGGCGCACTTTTTATTTGCCCTAAATTCCTACTTAAGTATGGAAAGGGTGATTGTATGGGAACGAAATCGAATAAGAATATTTCGGGTGTCATAGGAGCAATCGGAGCTGTTGGCGGTTTGATTACTGCGGTTACACCTTTGGTCGAAAAAGCAATAGATAACGCACAGAATAAACCGACTGAAAAAATAGATACGAAAGTTATCATTCCAGAATTATATCGTAAGGGATTTCCGATAGACCTGGAACAGGCTGAAGAATTATTAACCGAACGTGGCTTGAAAGTTTCAAAGAGTAAGCTTCGTATGAAAGAAGCAGATCCAAAGTATCGAGATTACGAGGATACCCAAGTCATAGACTCAAATCCTAAGCAGGGCGCTAAGGTGAAAGTCGGTACAACTGTTTGTCTGAGATACATAACGGCTGAAGTTATCGAGGAGAGCCAAAAGATATTTGATGATGACGTTCGTATTAAACAGGAGGCTAAAGAACAGAAGGCCGCTGAGAAGCAGGAGAAGAAAGAACGTTTGAAAGAAAGTGTTTCTGAAACTATGGATTCTGCTAAGAGTGGTTTAGGAAAGATATTTAAGAAAGATCGAAAAGCTATAGAAGCTGAGAAAGGAGAAACGATAGATGAGTAAAGGCGGAAAGAAAAAGCGTAGCACGGCTGGGTTAATCCTTGATGTGATTCTTACATTGTGTACCGGTGGCTTATGGTTGATTTGGATACTGATCCGGTATTTAAGAAATAACAGCTGACAACTACATATTTGGACAGAGATGCTTAATCGTGTCTCTGTCTTTTTTTATGCTCTTTTTTGCGCGCGAAAAAAACATGCCCTTTTATGAAGAGAGAGGATAAATAGGCATTTTTATTAAATACCACATCCTCTTTTGAGTTTTTAGAAAATTGAAAGGAGACTCCATTATGTTGGAAAATAAGTTCCAGGCAAATTTGATCAAGGAACTGAAAGAAAGATTTCCGGGTTGTATCGTGATGAAAAATGACCCGACCTACATTCAGGGCATTCCAGATTTGCTGGTTCTTCACAAAGACAAATGGGCTTCCTTAGAATGTAAAAAAAGCGCTGGCGCAAAGAAGCAGCCGAATCAGGAATATTATGTGGATCGTATGAATCAGATGTCGTTTTCAAGATTTATATGTCCAGAGAATAAAGAGGAGGTACTGGATGAACTTCAACAATCATTCGAACCTTGAAGGACAACACGCCTTTCTTGGTGCCAGTAAATATCACTGGATAAATTATGGTGAGGATAAAGTTGCAGAAGCATATCGAAATTTCCTTGCCACACAAAAGGGGACTGTATTACATGCATTTGCAGCACAGTGCATTATGCTCAATCAGAAATTACCAAAATCGAAGCAGACATTAAATATGTATGTGAACGATGCCATTGGCTTTAAGATGACGCCGGAGCAGATCCTTTACTATTCCGATAATTGTTTTGGCACAGCCGATGCAATTTTGTTTCGGAATAATTTCTTAAGAATTCACGATTTGAAGACCGGAAAGATTCCGGCACACATGGAGCAGCTTGAAATATATGCGGCTCTTTTTTGTTTGGAATATAAAGTGAAGCCAGGGGATATCGAAATGGAATTGCGGATTTATCAGAACAATGAAATTCTGTACCATAATCCAACGGCTGAGGATATTGTTCCAATCATGGACAGAATCATTACTTTTGATAAGGTGATTAAAAGAATCAGAGAACAGGAGGGGTAAGCTATGAATTCCATTGTGGAAGATATTTTAATGCATTATGGTATGCCACGGCGTTCTGGGCGTTACCCTTATGGTTCTGGAGAGAACCCATATCAGCATAGTGGAGATTTTCTTAGCCGTGTTCAGGAATTAAAAAAATCCGGAATGAGCGAAACAGACATTGCTAAGAATATGGGTTTGACTACCACACAGCTTCGTACTCAGATGAGCCTCGCTAAAGATGAACGTCGTGCTCTTCAGGTAGCAACAGCAAAGGGTCTTCGTGAAAAAGGTTACAGTTTAAATGAAATTGCCGATAAGATGGGATTTGCTAATGACTCGTCTGTCCGCTCTTTATTGAACGAAACTTCGGAAAACAGAATGAACCAGGCTAAGGCCACTGCGGATGTTCTGCGAAAACTCATTGAAGAAAAGGGAATGATCGATGTCGGAACCGGCGTTGAAAGAGAACTTGGCGTGTCAAAAGAAAAACTAAACCAGGCTCTTTATATGCTGGAATTGGAAGGTTATCCGATTTATGGCGGCGGCGTTCCACAGGTTACCAATCCTGGAAAGCAGACCAATATCAAGGTCATTTGTCCACCGGGAACTGAGCACAAAGATATTTATGACTTCGAGAATGTCCATTCTGTAAGAGACTACATCTCCTATGACAATGGGGAGTCTTTCAGAAAATCTTTTGAGTATCCGGCCAGCATGGATTCAAAGCGCTTGCAGATCCGCTATGCCGATCAAGGTGGCGTTGATAAGGATGGTGTAATTGAACTCCGTAGAGGCGTGAAAGACCTGTCTTTAGGCGATTCTCATTATGCACAGGTCCGTATTATGGTTGATGGAACTCACTACCTTAAAGGTATGGCTGTTTACTCTGATAATATGCCGGATGGCGTTGATGTGATTTTCAACACTAATAAAAAGTCTGGCACTCCTACAAAAGATGTTCTTAAGAAAATTAAGGATGATCCAGATAATCCGTTTGGTTCCCTGATTAAGGAGCATGGAGGTCAGAGCTATTACAATGATCCAAAGGGTAAGTATACAGATCCTGTAACCGGAAAAAAACAGTCTCTTTCTCTGATCAATAAGAGAGCAGAAGAAGGCGATTGGGGTGAATGGAGTAAGACACTTCCGTCACAGTTTCTTTCTAAGCAGAGTTTGACACTTATCAAAAAGCAGTTAGGTTTGGCAAAAGCTGATAAGCAGGCAGAATATGATGAAATCTGTTCATTAACAAACCCCACTGTAAAGAAGGCTCTGTTAAAATCATTTGCTGACGATTGCGATGCGGCCGCCGTACATTTGCAGGCAGCGGCGTTACCTCGTCAGAAGTATCAGGTAATTCTCCCATTAACAACAATCAAAGACAATGAGGTGTATGCTCCAAACTACAAAGATGGAGAAACAGTTGCTTTGATTCGATACCCGCATGGTGGAACTTTTGAGATTCCTATTCTGAAGGTCAACAATAAATTGGCTGAAGGAAAGAGCGTTCTCGGAAATACACCGGCGGATGCAATCGGTATCAATAAGAAGAATGCAGACCGTTTATCCGGAGCGGACTTTGATGGTGATACCGTAATGGTAATTCCTTGTAACTCCACAAAGAGTAAGGTAAAGATTACTTCCACTTCTCCATTAAAAGGTTTGGAAGGTTTCGATACCAAGGATGCTTATGGTGGAACTGTTAAGAAAGATGCTGATGGCATAGACCATTATTATCGTAATGGTAAAGAGTATAAGATTATGAGAAATACTCAGACAGAAATGGGTAAAGTATCGAATCTGATTACTGATATGACTTTGAAGGGAGCCACACAGGATGAATTAGCGAGAGCGGTTCGTCACAGTATGGTAGTAATCGATGCTGAGAAACACAAACTGGATTATAAGCAGAGTGAAATCGACAATGGTATCGCTTCTCTTAAGAAGAAGTATCAGGGAAATGTAGATTCAGAAGGTCGTTACCATGAAGGAGCATCTACTCTAATTTCAAGAGCAAAATCTGAGACACAGGTTCTTAAGAGAAAAGGCTCTCCGACAATCAACGAAGATGGATCGCTGTCATACAAGTCTGTTAAGGAAGAGTATGTCGATAAGAATGGAAAAATTCAGGTGAGAACTCAGAAGAGTACAAAGATGGCTGAAACAAAAGACGCCCGTACTCTTTCTTCAGGTACCCCCCAGGAAGAAGCTTATGCCGACTATGCGAATTCTATGAAGTCTTTAGCTAACCAGGCTCGTAGGGAGATGATGAGTACAGGCAAAATTGCTTACTCTGCTTCTGCTAAGGCAACTTATTCTGAAGAAGTAAAGTCTTTAAATGCTAAGTTGGATTTGGCTTTGGCGAATGCTCCTAGAGAGAGACAGGCTCAGACAATGGCGAATGCTACAGTTGCTGCTAAAAGAAAAGACAATCCGGATATGACGAAAGCAGAAGTTAAGAAGGCTAGTCAGCAGGCTCTGGCACAGGCAAGAAGTTCTGTAGGAGCCAAGAGATCTAACATTGAAATTACGGATAAAGAATGGGAAGCTATCCAGGCCGGAGCAATTTCTGAGAATAAGCTTACACAAATTCTGAATAACACGAATGCCGATACTATTCGTCAGAGAGCAACTCCTCGTGCAAGCACTGCTTTGAGCACAGCTAAACAGAATCGTATCGCTGCACTTAGCGCATCTGGCTATAGCACTTCAGAGATTGCGGAAGCTCTTGGGGTTTCTTCTTCGACAGTTTCTAAGTATTTGAATGGAAAGGAGTGAACTAAGTAAGATGAGATTTGCGCTTACCACTTTTGATAATCCTTATGATCCGTTTGAACAGTTCACTCAATGGTTCATGTTCGATGAGGAAAAAGGTTATCACACAACTGCTTATCTT